ACCCAGGCATCATTACCTACGGCACCACAACAAGCGAGCTGGAGTACAGCTGAGGATGGCGGGTGGGAATAACAATAGAGCAACTGTGATGGATCAGCTTTGAAGAGCCGTAGTGGTGGGGGTGCATAAGGTTTGGCGAGGCCGACAATCCAAAACAACTCATCGACGACGCCAATTTTGACACCATGGAGGATAGTACGATTAGGGCACTCCATAGTGGTGCGATCAGCAATGCTGAGGACAGCCCAGTAGTCGAGGGAGAGGGGGAGATCAATCCAGAGTTGGGAAATTTCGATAGCGAGGACAGCAGCAGCAGCGGCGGTGTCCACTGTATCCTTGCCCAGCGCCAGGATCTGGATGTGAGGGCGGAGAGCATCAATTTTCGCCACATAGGCGCGATGACTCTTGCGGTGGACTCTAGGACCTGGTGAAACAAACGAGAGGGGCAGATGAGTAGCACGGTCAGGGCACATAGGGAGCATCGTCATGGTTGTGGGGTGTGGGATGTGGGGTGTGGGATGTGGGGTGTGGGATGTTTCTGGTACCACCCTATCCAGAGCTGGCTAAGCTGCTCAAGCCGGGTGAGGGCGTATTTAGCACTATAGGTGTGATGTCCACTAGTGTAAGCTAGGGTGACATCATGCCCTTGGGGGAACTTAATCGGCTGGTAGGCGGGATAAGCTGCAGTAGAGCCAGCGAGGAGGATAGTGGAGCGATCGGGGAATGAGGTAAAGCGGCCACCATAGATGGAGAGATCTAGCAGCATAGCGAAAGTGTGGTAGTCTTGGATGAGGATCCAGCGCGGGTTGCGGGCATCCAGGTAGCCCCACATTGCGATGAGCAGCTCTTTCGCCTGGGTCATAGCTGCTGCTTTAGCAGCCGGATCATTGTCGTTGATGCTATCGAGAGCCTCTAGGAGGCCCTGAGGCATCGGCTGGAATGGATGAACTTTCACCTTTTGTTGGGCATGTTTTTTGTTGAGGGGAGAATAGCGCTGCTGTGTGAGTGGCCTAAACATTGCGAGCCTCCACGTTTGGGACGAGTGAATAATCACCCAGCCACAGGTGAGCTCCTATTGACTGTACAGCATCACAGGATAGAGTGAATGACGTCATAAAAACGCCGCTAGCGCTGGCATTGTAAAATGTGCCGACCGTATGCCCGCTAGGGAGTGTCATGGGCTGGTAGAGCGGGTAGGCACTACTAGATCCGCAGAGGAGGAGTTTAGTCCGCTCGACATACAGCGGCGGTGAATCAGTGTAGTCCAGGATGATGGTATGAGCGGAGGCGGAGGATAGGTTTAGCCACCGCTTATTGGTCGCATCGAGCCTAACCCATAGATCAGAGAGCCTCTCAGCGAGTTCGGAATGGGTGAGTGGATCAGAGCGATCGGCCAGTACACGGGTGAGCCCATCAGGGAGCGGCGGCAATGGCTGGATTTTGCTCCTGGGCATAGGGGGACGCGGCACCTCGGGCATGTATCGAGGGCTATGAATGCTCTGGCGCTGCGGTAAAGTGTCGGTCAATTTCCAGGAGCACCGAGATGCGATGTGGTGCAGGGGCTGAGGAGAACTCATAGAGGAAATTCCAGGTAGTGGTTTTTTGTTGTGGGCTGAAGCGTGTGTGGGATAGTAGATCTTCGTAGTACTCGTGGCAGATAATGTCAGAGTACGTGCGATAGGATGCCGAGATCCGACGAGGGGCCTGCTCATACTGGCTGAGGCAGTCATGCAGCTCATGCATCATACGAATGAGCTTCCGGCGCTGTAATACGCTGCCATTGGTGGTATCGTAGTACCACATCTGGATGAGCAGGGCCAGCTTTTGGTGCAGGGGGCGGATTGGAGCAGGTTTAGCCTGCTCCAATGGGCCTGGGGAGGTCGAGGTAGGAGTAATCGATGGTGGGATCATCGTAGACAGCCTGATGGCAATAGGTTGGTGTGACGCGGTTGTAGGATCTGGTACCGAGGCAGAGGGCACGCTCTGCCTGGCGGTTGGGGCCTTCCGGCCGATCCGGACCAGCTACTACACAGGCCATGTACTGAGCCTCGTACCAGTTATGCACTGCCTCATGGGCAGTACACTCAGCGATGAATTCCATCCGCTCCAGCAGGCGCCAGTAGCCCCAATCATGGGAGGGGACATAGGAGGCAAAGTCGCTGGAGTCTACAGGGAGGTGGACATAGGGATAGAGCATAGGCACCCAGGTAGGGACGGGACATGACTAACATGCACCAATGCATGTGGCCTAGTCAATAGGTATTTGCACTCATCTCAGAAGGGAGCGTCGTAGTCGGATTCTGTCCCGGCTGGCACTGGCAGGGAAACATATTTTTGTCTGCCCTGAGGATCAGAGGGTGGGTATTGGTCACCCAGTGTTTGAGACTCCGAGGCAGTCTCCTCGTCGAATTCCTCCTTGCCGAGGGCCTTGGGCATCAGCATGACGTCAGAGACCTTCACGATGTGGCGGCTACGATTCTGCCCATTGTTGGTGACCCATTTCTCCTGCGCCAGCCTGCCGGTGACACCAATCAATTGACCACGGGTGACGTAGTCACCGATCACCACAGCGGTCTTGCCCCACGCCTCGCAGTCTATCCAGTCGGTAGTGACCCCATCCCAGCGCTGGACGGCTAGGGAGAATTTCGTCACCACTTTGCCGTCATCGAGGTGGCGGACATCGGGATCACGCCCGGTGCGCCCTACGAGAGACACGGAATTCAATGATGCCATGGCACCTGTTCAGCAGTACTACCACCTCAATATAGCAGGGATGTGTGGCACTCGTCCCACCGGGTGCCACACCACCTCATTTGCGTCCTGCCCTATGCAATCAGGAGCATCAGTGTTCCTGCCGCTGGGGTGTGCTGAGGTCCCAGCAGCTGCATCTTAGCACGGGAATTCTCACACTGTCAACCCCAGAAGAACTGCTCTCTCATTGCCTTGTGTTCCTCGTTATTCTCATCATAGGGTTGTCCGATATCACTCCACCCATCAGGGTTGGGGCCTACATTATAGGATGTGATGCCTGGCACCTGCTTAACCATTTCTGCATTGCTCAACTTGTCTATAGCCCAAGGGTTCACGTGGTTATGGCGGCGCCGAGTGATCTTGAAGGCACGATTATGATGGCTGCTGCAGCTCCATCTATAGCTATCCTCTCCCCATTTTACATCCAGGAACCACTGACCAGCACCTTTGGTGCTATAGCATGCACCACGATGGCGCCGCACTGCCACCCAATCCTCATGCACAATGGGTTGCCCATGATGATGCCACGCTTCTTGGATACATCGAGTTTCCCAATGCCATAGGCCATGCCAGTATATCCATCCGGCACCAAGTGGCTTGGTGCCGCGATCCATCTCTAGACGACCACGTGTATCAGCATCAGGACTCACGCCAATATTGATGGTGGCATCTACATAGCCGTAGTGCTGACGTTGAGAATTGAAGCTATACTGGTAGATGGGCTGAGTATACACCAACCGCAATTGCACATCATTATCGCGTCCACTCCAGCGGGAATTGCCCTCGGTGGGGATATGGACTGCTAGCGAAGGACCAGGACCGGCCATGATGGAACCTCAGAATGCGGATGGGAGAGCTGCAGGTAGCATTCCCCAAGCCCGGGCGGCAATGAGACCCAGACCTAGGACCTGCAGCTCTCTGCGATCATCATAGCACCCCATCCTCACCTACCGTGAGCTCAGGTGCCTCGAGATCTGCTCTCCTGTCACGTATCCTCCTTTGCTCACCATCCACCCGCGCATAGAGCTCCCTCCTCTTCATGTTCATGGGCGGCTGCGTCTCCCTGCACTGCTCTGCTGCCACATAGTAGTAGCCAGTGGTCTGCCTACCACCTAGCCCTGTCCACAGACTGCCACCAGAGGGCACCCTCTGCACCAGCTCCGCATCCAGCAGGCGGTAGAGGTGCTTTTCCACCGTGGGCAGCCCTATGCCCAGCGCTGCCATGATATCTCGTTTTTTCGCTCCTAAGGGAGTCCGCCGGATGTACGCCAGCACAGCTGATGTCATAGGTCCCATGGCTCAATTAGCTAGGTGGAGATAACCTAGCACTAACGCAATGATAGGGAGCAGGATCTCCCATAGGGTCTCCCATACCGAACAGGTGACTTCCATACGCAAGCTCATAACTATACTTGCTTCCACCAGAGTTAACTCAAAGAAACATATATATACATATTGATGTGGGACCCTCTTCAGGTGCTACGCACCTGTTCCCACGTTGTTCATGGGTCGGTCCTGGTGGCCCTCCCATTGCCGGTATGTACCCCGGTCCTGCCTAGGGTGCAGCGCCTAACAGCCCCCTGGTGGGGTGCCCAGTGGGGGGCACCCCTGGGGGCTGTTACGCTGCCCTGTCCGTCCCCATAGATAGATGAGCCGCCGGGGGCAGCTGCGCCCCCACAGGCGCTGCTGTCGCTGCCCCCACAGGCGGCGCTCATCAGGCGAGACCACAATCCAAAATGTGGCGCCGCAGAGCAAGCCACAGAAACCAGTGTCCGGCAGTACACTGCTCGTCCAGAGCAGCTGTAGCCGGACATCCTTGCTCCTTCAGCTAGTTTGGGAGAGGGATATTGACTCAGACCACCAGTTCCTTGGCTTCGCCATTGTCACGGTGGCCTTCGGTCCGGCCTCTTATACTGCTCCTTGATCCTAGCACGGGAATTCTCACACTGTCAACCCCTCTTCAGTATCACCCTGATACCATTTCCTCAAATCCTCCTAGGTGCTTCTGCTCATCTTCACTCCCCCTATATTGCTCCCCTATATTGCACCTAGACACACCACCCCCATGCCCACACACCACTGCCAAAAAGCCCTCCCTGCTCGCCTCCTCCCCATCGCTCTACGTCTGGCCATCATCACTGATGCCCGCATGCGCAACAAATTCGACATGGGACGCTTCCTCTGGTTCGAGGCCAAATCATCCGGGAAGGAGGGTAAATTCTCTTCCTACGGCTGGGACAGCCCCCACGGCATCACCTACTGGAACGGCGAGAACGCCTATATCAGATTCCATGACATCCGCCCTGTGCCAGGGACAGCTAAAATCACAGCGCTGGAGGAACATTCACAAGATCGCAAGATCCTTCGCTCTGAAGCTACGCACCTCGACAACAATACCCCCACACCTATACGCAGGCGTAGAGAAATTAATGAGACCACTACATCTACCACATCCCAGTCCACTACTGCTAGCCGCGCTATGCGCGCCGCAGTAGCTATCAGACAGTCCCTCTCCTATGGCTCTGCCATTAGCCCTATCAGTGGAGAGACCGAACTGGCAGCAGAATTCGAGGCCTCCTGGGATCAGAGCAGTACTACCTCCTCCTCCTCTTCTACCGGTTACGAAGATCTCGGTGTTTATGAATTCACTATACCTCCTCACCATCGCATGACCGTCATCAGAGAACGTCGCATTGTTGATGTCAGGTCCATTATCACTTGTGAGGCAGAAATTGATTGGCAGACTACAATCTGGAGCCATGATGATTACATGCTCAATATATATAGCCGCTCCATACTCGCTATGGTCATGGCTGGCAGCTCCCACGGGCAGGTCACAAATTGCGGCAAGACCAGCACGGGTAAACCATTCGAGGCCGTGTGGCGGCAGCAGCCCGCTCCTGATTCCGATATCCACACCATCTGCCGCAATCCCATCACATCCTCCATTGACCTCGATGAGACCTCTGCCATAGATACCCTCGCATACGAATTCAAGGCCACCCCGCTCAGCAAGGTGGCCACAACGATAGAAAAGCCTACCTAGTCCTATCTAGTACCAGGGAGCCGACTACAGCCCACTCCCTCGTACACCAGCGTGCCCGCCTCGTCGTCTATGTCGTCATAGGTTGGATAAATCTCGCCCTCCAGCATTTTGCCCTCCCCTAGACACTCCCAGAGGCGCTCTGCCCAACTGTAGTGCAGGTCATCATCATAGGTGTGGCGCAGATAATCATACACCAGCCACACCGGATCACTGCCCGCTACAGCCCGGGCCAGATGTACCGCCAGGCTCTCTAGCAGCTCAGACAGCAGCTCCTGCGGCGTCACGACCACTGTAAACTCCTTCCACCACTCCTCTGCTGTCTGGATGTGATCCGGCACCGCAGGGAATACCGGCACCTTGGTATTCAGGACCTGTTGCTCCAGCTGCTCCATATCACATACACCGCTCTCCAGAGCCTGTCGCATCACATCATGGATCTGCCGCGCTCTCCCTGGAGACACATCCAGCCACGAACGCGTCTTCGCCAATCCATAAGGCTTGTCCAGCCACATGCTGACCTTACGAAGCTGGATCCTAGACACCCACCGATGCAGGCAGCACTGCTCGATGGCCCAGAATTTGTGGTCCCGGATCTGCCTGATCATTTGCATCGTCAGATCGCTCTGCAGCGGCATAGACCGGGGGGCGCTCCAGGCACTGAACATGGCATGCTCCACCTGCCGGGCAACATAGTGGCTGCAGCCTAGCGCCTCCGAATATCGTGGCACTCTGATTAATGACGTGCAGAGAATATCCCAACACGCGCGCACCTGCTCTGCAGTGGCAAATTGGCTGATGCTGACCAGAGAATTCATAGCCATAGGGTCAGTGGGACTAAGTGAGACTAGGTGGGAGGTGGTCTCCCACCTAGTCTCACCTAGTCCCACTGATCCTATGACTACGACTACGAACAAGTGGTCAGCGCTGCAGCCCGAGGCCATCAGCGCTCAGATCTATTCTACCCATCCAGACCGCAGCTGGCTGCCAGATCCGATCTGTGTGTCCCACCAGCACACTCTCGAGGATCTCCGGCTCTACGCACCCATGCTACCTCATGCGCGCTGCGCCCTGGTCGATGACATGGTCAGGCTCCTAGAGGAGCTCGCCACAGCCCGCACCCGCGGTGGTGGCTGGCACGCCTACGATCTGCGCCCGGTCCCCATGTGGCTACGCAGGCCATGGCTAGCGATCAGCGCAGCCAGGCTGCGTACCCAGCTGATACGCTGGAGGCAAGTGGCCCATAATCTCAGGCTCGTGGCCCAGTCCGAGATAGTGGAGGCCGCAAAAATGCGCTATCTGATTGCCCACCTGGCCTACCTGTTTCCGGCTGCCGACGACGACGATGATCGGAGCCACGAAATGTGGGCCCGGATCCTACGACGGACCTACTTCTGCTGCCGCTATGGTGATCCATGCGACGAGTACCTGCACGTGGTCTGGTACAGGCTGCTGAACCGCCCCCATGTGGCCTTGAGCAACTTAAAATTCCGGGAGACCACCACCATCCGCATCTCAGCCGATGGCCCGGCAATCCGCTGGTCCAGATACAGCCATGGGTATCTCCAGATTGCTGAGAGTGCCAGATGCAACTGCGCACAGTTCCTGGACCTGCCAGTGCTGGGCAATCTAGGCAGATATAGTCGCAGCTATAGCAAGGTGACACCCCTGGCAGATCCGGGCATCGACACATGGGACACCCTCCGACACGAAGTCAGTGACTGGGCAGACACCCTGCAGCCGGTCTCCCACTGGGCGCACCAAAAGCCGATCTAATGAGTACTCCACAGCTCCCACTCTGACCTACTCATCCTATGACCACCACAGACTACAGCGCCATCAGCAGCGAACGGCTGAGCGGCAAGACGCACCCCACCCGGCGCCTGGTGCTGCCGCCATACCATCTCCCCTGGTGCCCAGCCTACCACTGCCGCTCGGTCCGGCCGGTGGTAGACCAATTCCGGGTCTGCTCCTACCACACCCCCCGCGACCGCACAGAGCAGGCCACACTCATCGCTCAGCTGGCCCAGACCATGTACACCAGCCGACAGACAGACCACCACCCCTGGTGGAAGCTACGGCGCCGCGAACTATGCATCCAGGTCATTAGATGGGTGCAGATCCAATACGGACTGGAGGACGCAGAGGCAACCGATCTCACAGCCGCTGCCCAGTGGGCTTGCCTCCTGCACAACTGCTCTGCTCAGACCCCACTAGCCGACACTCCCCAGGGATCCTGCCTGCGCTGGGCCACGATCTGGCATGCGCTCCACACGTCATGGCTGACGGCCCGGTACCTCAGCAGGGACTGGGCAGACACGCAGCGCCCCCTACTGGATGCCCTGGGACAGACCACTGTGGATTGGGCTGCACCTGGTGGCAGCCGGATCCTGTACACCGAGGGACGAGGCACGATCCGCTGGGGGCGATACACTGGCGCACACATCCGGATCGCGCTCTCTCATCTGATGGGGACCGTAGAGCTGCCAGAGCTACCGAAGTGGCACATAGCACCCGGCTCGCTCAGGATGTCTGCAGAGCAGCTGACCCAGATCGCGTGCCAGAACCCCATCCCTGCCCACTGGGTGCCCCTCGAGTCTGCTACCATAGCGGGGTAGTAGACGCTCCAGGGCTCCCCCTCAGGCAGGGGAGCTCTTTTTTCTATCTACTCCTGCACCACCACACTTAGCGCGACGTTGTCATTAGTTGCCAGCTCAGTTATATCGAGACCATAGAGCACCTCCGGATAATGCGTGCGGATCAAAAATTGCGCTGCTCTATACCTCAGCATGTGCTCAGGGATACTCCGATATAGTGGCCCCCTTGCCCAGCCTGCTACCCTGGCCTGCTCCATAGAGACCCGCACATGAATGACGGTACCAGCTGCGGCATCGATGGCCTGGGCTACCACTGCCAGACGCTGCAGGTCTTCACCGTGCTCCACTCTATACTTCAGCGGACCCTTAATGCGCCCGCTGTTATTCAGCAGCGCTATACATAGCTGGCCACTCAGACATGCCTTGCCCTGGAGCACATAGATGCTCTGCAGGATGAAATACGGTGCCATCCGCAATGTGGCGCCGATCTGGATGGCCACCAGCACATCCTCCCACTTGCCCCGGAAATGAGCAGGCACTAGGCTGCTAGCAGCGTAAATTTTGGCGTGCTGGATCTGGCGCTCCAGCTGCTCGAGATTTTCCACCATGATGGTGATACACTAGTAGTAGACCTCGCCATCCTAACCACACATGCCAATCCTCGAGCAACTCCACACCCGGGTCAGCGCTCAGATCATGGAGGACCTAGGCATTGATATCGTCCTAGATGGTGGCCAACAACTCCTGGCCATCTATCGCATCAGCACCGATGATCCACAAGAGGCGCCCGGTCCGCTCAGCAGCTCACAGCACCACCAATTCCGCGTGCGCACTGATGCAGTAGCTACCGGCATCCTCCGCCATGGCCTCAGATTTCGCGTGCCCTCCCACCACAATGAGACCTACACTATTATTCACGTCCGCCCAATGTCTGGTGGGTGGACTATCCTCAGGGCATCCCGCGTCACACCATGAGCCGCACCCCAGAAATCCTTGAGGCGTGGAACACCACACTGGCGCCGCTAGTGAATGGTGGCACCGTCAACCGAGTATTCAATAATCGCTCAGCTGCAGTGGCAGCCACTGAACTGCCAGTGATCAATGTATACGCTCGTGCTGACACTGTCATCAGCGCTGGCGGAGTCAATGCACTACGCCGACGCAGATGCGCTGTGGAAATCTCTATATTCGGTGCAGGCACTGCTACAATCGCAGCAGTGACCGACATTGCAACACAAATTGAGCAGGCCATGACCGGCTCTGCTCTCTACACAATATGCTACAATATCAACTTAGTAGAAACCCGCTACGACCTCATTGAGGCTGAGATTGAACGTCTTGTGTTGACCCTGTATTGGCACTGTAACTATAGCGAACCACGGCCATGACACAACAACCACCCACTCCTCACACCACCCTCAATGCCCTAAGCCAACCTCAGGTGATCTGGCTGGTGGCCATTAAAGTGCCTACCACTACTGGTGGTACCACGCAAATGAAATTGGCTAGTGGTAGTGGACTGTTTGGCAGCAGCAGTCTAAACCTAGAGGACCAGGTCAGTGATGTGGTCAAATTTATCTCTCCCGATGCCACCACTATCATCAATCACCATATCCTAGTGCGTGGCCTAGAAATCAACGGTCTGGATGCCAGCATTGGTGCTAGCACCAGACCCACACTGACCGTCACCAGAGAAGGGAATCAACCGATACATGACGGCAGTGGCACACCTGTCGGCTCACCTATACGTAGGCTGGCTACTGCTCTGGCGCTAGGTGATGTACACAATCTAGATCGTTATGCCCGAATTGACGTCACCATATGGAAGTGCCTCCTAGGGGACACTACTGAGCAGCTAGATGCCGCCAATCCCACGTATGTAGTCCCAGTCATCAAAAACTACCTCGCACGATATGATTTCCTCGTGGATCGCATTGCACGGCAAACCCCATACATCATTGAGCTGGAGCTAGGCAACCGCTTCGATCTGCGTGGCATCCAATTCCCCACACGCTCGGTGGTGCCCATCTGTCAGCATATCTACCGTGGTGCTGCCTGTGGTTATACCGGCACCAACTATTTTGATGCTCAAGATAATAGCGTATCCAGCGCAACAGATGATGTCTGTGGCCACCACCTGAGCAGCTGCCAAAAGCGGTTCACCACTGGTGCCCTGCCATTCGGCGGCTTCCCGTTTGCCCCGGGTTTGCGCCGCCCGGTGCGGCAAACACTACAGCCGCGCTTGCCTAGGCTCCCTCCCGGAAATCCCTGGGGCCCTTTTCCTCTCTAGTGGGTATGCTCTACCAGCACAACCGACACGTTGTACAAATCGACAGCGATGATCTCATCACTGAAGTGCCCAATCCGGTACTGCCTGGTGCTGCCTCGCGAATCGGTGAATGACACTAGACCGACACCTCCCACAGATTCGTACGTGCTACGCATGGCAGCGACATCGCTGCCTGGGATCGCTACATACCGCAATGTGAGCGTCCGCTGCGTCGTGCGCGGCGTCGTCCTGTAGTAGGCCACGTAACCATCACCGAACGCGTCGGTATGGAGCTGCGGGTCATGGTCCACACGCTCTGGGTAAGATGGCCGGTAACTCCAGGTCACCTCTCATGGCTGCACAGATCCCCAGGATTCTAGGCGCCCCATCCGAAATTCAAGGTGGTGACACCGTCACCTGGGATGTCCCAGCGGTGCGAAACTACCCAAACAGCAGCTGGAACAGCACCCTCACCCTGCGCAGGACCGGCACGGACAGCGTGATCAATATCAACGGTGTGCCACGAGGTACCGGATGGCGCATCACCCTTTCTGCTGCCACCACAAGTGGCATGGATCCTGGCTACTGGGATGCCCAATTCCAGCTCCATGAGATCGGCGGCGGTATGACAGCGCATACTGCCTGGCGCGGCAGCACTGTCGTGATTGGCGCACTCTATAGCACCCGCCGATCCAACAAACCGCTGGAGGATTGGACCGCCATCAATGAGGCGCTGCGGGCACTGGCCTCAGGTGATGCCGTCCAGTCCTATTCCATAGGTGACACGCAGATCAACCGCTATAGCCTGAGCGAGCTGCTGCAGCTGCGAGAGGTGCTGCGGCATGAGCTTGACCAGGAGCAGGTGCGGCGCCATGGTGATCCAGGTCTGAGCACCTATAGTGTGCGGTTCAGCCGAGCGTAACCGACATGGCATGGTGGAATCCGTGGGGCAACAATAAGAGCGGTGAGGCCGGTCGTGAACCGACAGTGATGGCCCGTGCACCACGACCTCCTGGCGGATTCCAGTCGGCAGCTACGGCTACCACCCGCGTGGCATGGCCATCTCCTAGCCGCAATTCAGCCGATGCAGAGATGGCTGCGGCCATCACCCGGCTTCGTAGCCGGGCACGGGATGCCGTCAAAAATGTCGGTATAGCGCTCAGGGCAGCCAAATGCGTGCCTGAACAGGTGCTAGGCGCAGAGGGCATCAAGCTCCACCTACCTGCCGACATCTTTGGGCAGCAGGGGCAGCGAATTGAGCAGGCATGGCAGCAGTGGACTGAGGCCCCCTGCTCAATAGACGGCTACCTGCCCCTACCAGAGCTGGTACATCTGGCTCTGCAGGAATGGGTCACGGCAGGTGAGGTATTCATCCGGTACCACGACCACGACTGCGAACGGCTGAAGCTGCAACTGATCGAATCAGAGCGAGTAGATGAGACCTATACCACAGGTGGTAGGACCCCAGGAGCGTACTGGCGCATGGGCATTGAGACCGATATCGATACATTTGCGGCACTGAGCTACGCTGTGCTCCGCATCCACCCGAGCGATATTAGTGGAGCCGCCATCAATCGCACAGGTCCCGGCACCCAGAGCTGGGAGTTCATAGACGCATCACAGGTCTGCCACCTATACTCGAGAGAGCGCATCAATCAAAGCCGTGGCTATAGCTGGCTCAGCCCTGCCCTGGAACAACTGAAGCAGCTAGAGGAGTTTAACTATGCTATACTAGAGCGCACCAAAAATGCAGCCAATGTCTATGGTTTTGTGCTCAGCCAGAATGAGTTTGGCCTAGGGCCAGGACAAAATGTCGGTGACATCGTGGGTCCGGATGGCAGTCCTAGGACAGCGCCAGAGGAGGCCGCAGAAGTACCAGTACGGGCCAGTCCGGGTGCACTGCTGAGGCTGCGACCGAATGAGCAGCCGCACATCACGTCCATTCAGGATGCCTATGCCACTCAGTACGACAGCTACATACGAGGCATCACCCTAGGTATAGCGCAAGCCCTGAACATTAGCTATGCCACGCTGTCCGGTGATTACAGCCTGGCCAATTACAGCTCTGTCCGGACAGAACTGCTAGAGGAACGGCGCCGTTGGCAGCGCCTGCAGCAGCAGCTTATTCGACAATTCTATGAACCGACATTTGTGCGATGGCTGGATATGGCCATCGCAGCAGGCCACTGCCACCTAGACGGGTGGTACCGCAATCGACAGCAGGCACTGCGCCTCCTGGACTGGCAGCCACCCGGGTATACATGGATCGATCCGCAGGCGGACATTGCCGCGGCAGAGGCAGAGCTGGCAGCAGGTCTGACCAGCAGGACTAGGCTGCTGGCCAGGCAGGGCATCAATGTGGAGCGGCACCTGCAGGAGCTAGCAGCAGAGCAGGAGCTAGCAGCTAGCTACGGGATCGATTGGGGGCTGGGCCAATTCCTCGGCAAGGGGCGCCTAGCCGAGGAGCAGCAGGATAGACTGGAGCCAGCCGAGACTGCCGCAGGTGCGCAAGAGGGTATGGGAGAGAGTGAACGAGAGGCTGGAGGAGATCACTCCTCCGCAGATCACTCCTCCTCCTGAGAGGGAGCCTATCATTGTGACATCCGCACTCTCATTCGAGAGCCCCCATGCAGCCTGAATCTCGAGAACGCCGTGGCAACCCCAATGCGACAGCATTCGCTGTCGGTGTAGGCAGTAGTATTACGGCAGCGTTGCTAGTCAATGCATTGATGCCACGTACGCCGCTCCCACTCCAGCTCCTCTCGACAGCAGCCGAATCCAAAGCGGTGCGCCAGGCCACTAGCAATGCCTGGCGCAAGTTCCGGGGCCTGAAATTACCGTTCCGAGGGAAATGACATGGCCGACATGACTGATGCGCGACGACGCCAGCGCAATGCCATGGTGGCAGCCACACTGCTGGGGACTGGTGGGGCAGGACTGCTACTGGGCACCAGAGGTGGCAACAAATTGCTGGCGCGGGCAATCCGCAGCGGGCGAGGCATTGCCCGCGGTACCGATGACGTCGGTGATCGTGTCAAGGATCTCAGCCGTCTGTCACGGCAGAGACGTGGAGTGCGAGGCGCTACCTACGAGACTCCCTCGAGGCAAGGCACACTGGAGCGGCTTTCTCAGGATTTCGCCCAGAATCTAGAGCGCAATGAGGTGCCGTTCCTCCAACGTAGTCTCCGCCCAGGCATAGGTGGTGGGGCAGCACGGCGGAATCGGATCAATCCTGACCGCCAAGGCGCCAGGATGACCCGGAAACGCGGTAGACGGGCAAAGGACGACGGCTCAAATATCCTGGATACGATCCGAAAACGGGCAGAGGACGACACAAGGAGAACAGGCCAATTCTTGACCCAGACCGCCGAGACAACAGCTCAGAGGGCTCAGGGGGCCCAGGAGTGGGTGCGAAAAAGGGCGGCCAGGAACGTCGATCGGACTAGACAGGCCCTGCCGGGGGGCAGTGGCGCTTCCGCTCCACCGCCAGGCAATAGCCCGCCTGGGGTGCCTGGGGTGCCGAAGGGGGGCCAGGAGTTGGCCTCGCGGGAGCTGCGAAAAAGGGTGGCCAGTGACTTCGTCGATCGGACTAGACAGGCCATGCCGGGGAGCCCTGAGTGGGTCTGGCGGGCGCTGCAAAAACGGGCGGCCGATGACATCGCTCGGACTAGACAGGCCCTGACGGGGGGCAGTGGCGCTTCCGCTCCACCTAGACAGGCCCTGCCAGGCAATAGCCCGCCTGGGGTGCCGAAGGGCAAGCCGAAGGGCAAGCCGAAGGGCAAGAAAAAGAAAGGGGACAACCCTGACCAGAACAGCCTCTGGAAATGAGACCTACGACAGCGACCATCACACCTGGCACATTGCCGGTGCCGGTGCCGGGTAAAGAGAAAAAGAGCCACACTGCCCGCAATGTGGCTCTCACTGCACTGGTACTA